GTTTCAGAACGGGTGAACCGTATCTTAACTTCATTGATGAAGCTAACAGACAACTTCCGAAAGCTTTAAAGGAGCATGGTCTTGAAATCAAAGGTTCTAATTTATGTAATGAAATACATCTCCCTACTAGTACGGATAGGACTGCTGTTTGCTGTCTATCTTCTGTTAACTTAGAGAGGTTCGATGACTGGAAGGATACGTCCCTAGTATGTGACTTAATCACTATGTTGGATAATATACTGACTTCGTTCACCGATGATGCCCCTGAGGTGCTCAAGAAGGCCGTTCATTCGGCACTTACTGAACGTAGTCTAGGGCTAGGTGCAATGGGGTTCCATTCGTACCTACAATCGAAGAATGTGCCCTTTGAGAGTGGTATGGCTACAAGTCATAACAGACGTATGTTTAAGACAATTAAGGAGCAGGCTGTGATGGCTACAGAGGCCTTAGCTGCTACTAGAGGAGAGTACCTCTTCGGTGAAGGAACAGGTAGACGCAACTCACACTTACTAGCTGTGGCTCCTAATGCCAACAGTGGGATTATCTTAGGTACGTCACCTTCAATAGAGCCACTCAAGTCTAATGCATTTACACATAGGACTAGAGTAGGTGCTCATTTGATTAAGAATAAGCACTTAGAGGTGGTGATGGAGGAGCACAGACTTAGGTTAGGTAAGGACCAAGATTGGCTTATTAAGGAGTGGAAGAACATTATCCACCATGAGGGTTCGGTACAGCAACTGGAGTACTTGACTGACTGGGAGAAGGATGTTTATAAGACTGCCTTTGAGTTAGATCAGGAATGGGTGGTTGAACATGCGTCACAAAGACAGGAGTTTATCTGTCAAGGTCAGAGTGTTAACTTATTCTTTCCTGCTGGCAGTGATAAGGCTGTAGTTAACAAGGTACACCTTAAGGCCTGGAAAGGTAAGCTTAAGGGGCTGTACTACTTAAGAACCTCTACTGGACATACTGCTGAACAAGTGGGACAAAAGGTAGAGAGAGTTGCTCTTCAGGACTATGTAGATAGTGAAGAGTGTATGAGTTGTAGCGGATAACAGGGGGAGGTTATTGTGGATAAGGATTATTTAAATAGAGTGTTTATTTATAAAGATGGTGTTTTATATAACAAAATCTACAGAGGTTCCAGATCTCCTGAGGGGTCTTTAGCAGGTTGGTTTGATGAATCGTCAGGGTACCACAGGATTAGTATAGATAAGAAACTGTTTAAGAGAAGCAGGGCTGTTTGGATTATGCATAACGGTAGTATCCCAGATGATTATCAGATAGATCATATAAACAGAGTTAAGGATGATGATAGATTGGACAACCTAAGACTCCTGACCCACCAAGAGAATCAATTTAATAAGAAAGGTAAGGGTTACACTTATTGCAAGCAAGCATGTAAGTTTAAAGCCAGAATCAATGTTGAGAATAAAGAGATATATCTTGGTTACTTTGATACAGAACAAGAAGCTAGGTTGGCTTATTTAGAGGCTAAAACAGAGCACCATATAATTAGGGGAATGCAATGAGTACAATGGAGGAATCAAGGTTTTATAAGCCTTTTAAGTACCCTTGGGCTATGGAAATGGCTGAGGATCATGAGAAGATCCACTGGGGTACTTGGGAGTTAAAGTTACAAGAAGATGTAGATCAATGGAAGAATGGTACTATCAGTAAGGTTGAGAAGAATCATATTACCCAGATCTTAAGGTTGTTTACACAATCAGATGTGCAAGTAGCACAGAACTACTGTGACTTATTTATCCCTAAGTTTAAGAACAATGAGATACGTAATATGTTGTTGTCTTTTGCTAATAGGGAAGGTACACACCAGAGAGCGTATGCTTTACTTACAGACACATTGGGGTTCCCCGATAGTGAGTATTCTGCATTTCTTGAATATAAAGAGATGGTAAAGAAGATTGAGTTTATGCAAGACAATGATACAAGCACACTGCATGGCCTAGGAAAGGCTATGGCACAAACTTGTGTCAATGAAGGGATGTCGTTGTTCTCGGCCTTTGTGATGTTATTGAATTATCAAAGATTCGGTAAGATGAAAGGTATGTGTGAAGTTGTTGAATGGTCTATCAGAGATGAAACAAAACATGTCGAAGGTATGACTAAACTATTTAGGGAGTTTACAAATGAACATCGTAGAATCGTTACAGACGAGTTTAAGAAAGATATATACAAAATGTTTAGAGAAGCTGTTAAGTTGGAAGACAAAGTTATCGATCTTACTTATTCAATGGGAAGTGTCGAAGGTCTTGAAAAAGATCAAGTCAAAGATTACATAAGATACTTAGCAGATAGAAGACTAATTCAGTTAGGGTTGAAACCTAATTGGGGAGTTAAACATAATCCTCTCGAATGGGTGGATTGGATTGTAGCAGGAGATAGTTTCAAGAACTTCTTTGAAGGGACGGTTACTGATTACTCTGCTGCAGGTTTAGTAGGAGATAGTTGGGGATGGTAAATGTTATGAAAAGATTGTTAATCGTATCATTATTGGTTACGCTTACAGGGTGTGTCCACTATGACATTAAAGAAAGAGTGGGTAATGGTTGGAAGGTAGTTACTAATCCAAATAACTATCGTTATGAGATACATAAAGACGGAACAGTTACTACTTACGTAGAACTTATGAAATACTAAAGGAGATGTTAAATGGAAAAGCTTAAAGAGTTATATGAAGATAATAAGGAACTGGTCAAACCAGTACTTATCTTGTTATTTGTTATCGTATTGTTATTCTTCGGAGGTGATGCTGATGTTTGAGAAACCAATGAACCAGGACTTAGGTACTAGCACATATGGTAACAGGGTACATCTGACCAATAGGCCTCCTCTAGAGGGTACTAAGTTAGCCCCTGTTGAACCTAATATAAATAACCCTAGGAATAATGTAGATGAGTCTATGGATGGTATGGGCAAGGACAGTGACAGGACTGTGAGACATGTTTGGTATGATAGGTCTAAAGTCGACTAAGGACTTCCTTGAACAGGTCTTGTATTGGGTGATTTTCTTTGTTATACAATTAACCTCTTTAGCACTTATGTATTGGGGTTTTTGGGAACTATGGAGATGGATAAGTGAGTAAAGGTATACCTAAGATTCCCACTTATAGGGAATTAGAGAACAAGTTGAAGGACTTAGAGAAAGACAATGAATTACTAGGTCGTAGATACGAAGACCTTTGTAAGATTATCAGGAAACAGGGGAAAGATAGGGTAGACAATGGGGATGATTTCATATTCGGTTATTGGCACTAGGGGGTTTAATGAATATTAAAGAAAGTAAAGAAGGTGGTATCACAGTAGAACTAGATGATTCAGAGGTTGCCCTGTTCGCTAAGATGGGATTAGAGCACGCCATCAAGGATCATCTCATGAAGATAGGTGGTCCTAAATACACTGCCGAGTTTGGCAAGTTAGGTCCTACTTGGGACGATGATGATGAAGAGAGGATTAACATCATAGGTCAGAATGGTAATGACGGAGATCACTACGTTGACTACGGTGCAGGTCCTGTTGTAGTTCAACATGAAATGGTCATGGATAATCCTACTGATGAAGAGAAGGCTAAGAATCTTGAGGAGTACCACAGGAGGCTTGAAGAGGATGACGTATACATATAAGGGGGAGTATGGATGATGATGAAAGAGTCATAACAAATATAGATCTTACTGATGTGGCCAAGTATTGGGCTGTTACTTTGACGGAAAGCTCAGTTAATGATGAGGATGAGCTTTTAGCTCTATGCTATTTAACACTTTTTGACATAGTTAAAAGGGAGTGGAATCTAGATACTTGGTCTATGACTAATGTTACTAACTTAAGTACAAAGGATCACTAATGAGTAGAAAAAAGAAAGGTTCGGATCTAGTTGCTAGACTGAATCTAAAACTTAGAGATATACAACCGATGACTGACGCACAAGATGATTTCTTCAGGAGATATGACAGTGGTAAAAGTCAGTTACTAATTGGTTACCCAGGAACAGGAAAGACCTTCTTAGCTGTATATAAGGCTTTAGAGGAAATGACACTTAACAAAGATATTAATAGAGTTGTTATTGTTAGGTCTGCTGTACCTACTAGAGACCTAGGGTTCTTACCGGGGGGTTTGGATGAGAAGGGAGAGGTTTATGAATTGCCTTATAAGCAAGTTTGTACTAACTTATTCGGTAGAGGAGATGCATATGAGATACTTAAGAAACATGGTTTGATTACCTTCTTAACTACGTCATATGTGAGAGGTGTTACCCTAGACCATACAGTGGTCATTGCAGATGAGTTTCAGAACTTTACAGCCCATGAGGCCGATAGTATTCTTACTAGATTAGGTAAGGGATCTAAGATACTCTTCTGTGGTGACTTCTTTCAGACTGACTTAACTAAGTCCAAGGATCTGGACGTTTACAAGTTTGTAGAGGTTCTAGAGAGTATGGATAATTGGTTTGATGAGACTAACTTTGAAGTAAGTGATATTGTGAGGAGTGGTATTGTTAAAGCTTATATTACTTCTAAATACATAGTTCACAGGGAGGGATTCTGATGCTGTATCACACAGAGAAAGATTGCTTTGTTAAGCTACTGGCTATAAATGGTAAGTTAGAGAGTATGAAGATAGATGTCAGTGATGCTATAGATGTTTATGCTATAGATGATATACAGGCTCTGGTGACGGAACTAATGAGGGCAATGGAGAGGAATGAGGAATAGAAGGTGGAGGAAAGGTGCCCAGAAGGCAGACTCTAAGTGGGAGGGAGAATTAAGGGATACAGTACTTAAGAGTTGTGATTATCACCCAGATCGTATCCCTTATACAACGGAACATACATACCAGCCTGACTTTAAGACAGGTGGGATACTTATAGAAGCTAAGGGTAGGTTTATGGATTCATCCGAAGCTGCTAAGTATGTATGGGTTAGAAAGGCTTTACCCGAAGGAGTAGAGCTAATCTTTCTATTTTACAACCCTGAGACACCAATGCCTAATGCAAAGGTGAGGAAGGACGGTACAAAGAGGACCCACAGGGAGTGGGCTGTTAAGAATAACTTTAGGTGGTTTACTAAGGACAATATAAGAGAGGTTTTATGTCAGAAGAAAGTAAAGGATGCCTAGTTAAGTCTATTGCAGACTCGTTAGATACAGCAGTAACTATCTACAATGAAGTTAAGTTTAATTCAACAGAAGATAGTACTGAGTTTGAAAGTAGCCTAGTTGATGAACTAGAGGTGACTATTTTAGGTCTTATTAAGAGTCTTAGAATATCAGCATTTAGAGCAAGCGATAGTTAAACAAAAAATAACCCCAGACGGGTCCTTAATTGGACTTATCTGGGGTTTTTTTATGGTTTAGTCGACCTCTTCAGCACGGTAGCCGAATGTATCGTAGAACTCTTTCCTAATCACATCATCTTTAACACACCTTTCAGGATGCCTCTTACACATCATCTCCCTGAACTCCTCTTTTGTGCTATATGTGTCATACTGCTCAACCTTCTTCTTTCCGTAGAGAGCAGCACCTGTACCTATTGCACCTGCACCTATCATAGAGTCAAGAACTTGCTTGGCATGTACCCTTTCAATACCAGCCTTCTCAAGGATATTACCTAGTTTACCTAAGGCTTCATAAGGCTTATACGGTTCTTTGGTGAATTGTTTAATAGCAAAGTTCCTGAAACCTGGGGACCTCAGTAAACTACCTGTCATAGCTAAACCAGCAAGACCCAAACCAGCACCACCTACAGCACCACCAAAGGCGGCACCTAAAGGACCACCCAAGGCACCACCTATGATAGCACCACCAGCAGTGCCTAAACCACCACCCAGGAAGGTACCTAACATTCGTGTTATATAGCTTTGTGCATCGGTGTTGTCAGCAGTACGTCTAAGTACATAAGACCATTGCCTTATTAACTCTTTGTCTTCTGGCCACACAGCATTGATAATAGCCTTACCATTACTGTCGCTCATTTTGGCAAGGAATTTTCCCTGTTTACTAAACAGTTTTTGAGCCAATGTCTCCTTTAAGTGATGGTCAACCTTGTCTGATAATCCGACCCTGCCTGACACTTTCTCAATAGCCTTAATCTTCTTCCTCAGTTGTTTAATCTTAACTACACTGTTCACACTCCTATTCATGTAATTTTCTGTCTTAACAGGGTCATCCAGTGTTTTAAGGATGTCAACAACGTCTGTCTGACCAGAGCCAGGTGTTGATTTAGATTTAAGACGCATATATCTAGAATAGTCTCTGTCTATTTTTGATGCCTCTTCAAGGAAGTTTTTACTGTGATTTATCTGTTTATCCAAGGAGGCAACCTTATCCTCATCACCAGCTATGTAGGCTTTCCTTCTTTGCTTATTAAGTCTTGGGAGGTTACCCTTCAGACTAAACGCCTTCCTAGAAATAGTTTCCGTGAAAACTTCTCGTACATCATCAGCTAGTTCCTGTAGGATTGGGGCTTCGGGCAAGTCCTCACCACCCCTCCCTGCCCTAAAGGCCCGATAAGAGGTTTCTGCTCTTATTTTCCTTAACACCTTAGATGGTGTCCAGGTGTTCAGATTGAGGTGGTTCAACCAATTGTCCATAACGCCTGTAATGTTCTTAGCTGCATTACTATCGGAAAGACCCTTGTGTTTACGGTACTTAGAGACAACCCTTCTGAGGGATTCCTCGATCTCATTTGGTCTATTAGGGTCTACTACATCACCAATTTTCTTATACTTTTTGTAAAAGGAAGAATCAATATGTTCAATCTCTGTTGATAGGGTCTCTGCGAATTTACTTGCTGACTCTGCATCAGAAGTATTAGCACCCTTTAAGACAGTCTTAGCCTGTTTTTCAACGGCATCCTCAGCAAGTTCTGTAGCTCCTAATGATTTAGCAGCACTTTCCCACATGAAATCCTTTGTATTACCTATCCTTCTAGGGATACCTGATATTGCACTTCCTGTTCTCTGTAAGACACTCTTACCATAAGACTTAGGATCCTTCGTGTCCACTGGGTACACCTGATGCTCCATTGCTTCAGCACCAAACTTTCGCTTTAACGGTGTATTCTCTCCTGCTTCACCTTGCCTCATGTGTAAGTTTAGTACATCAGGGGCATTTGTTAGCTCCTCTTCTTTTAAGATGTCATCGGTGGTCCCTGTCAGTTGTTGTTGTTCTAAGGCCTCCTTCTCAGCTGCTAACCTTTGAGCCCGTATCTCAGCAGACCTAGATGTAACAGGTGCTGCTTTTGATCCTAGACCAGGTATCTTAATTCTTATCTTACCCATTATTGATCTCCTTGAAATTTGTCCCAATCTAACAGAGGGTCACCTCTATTAGGATTTACCATATCCAATGATTTACCGTATTCATCCAGACCACCACCTAGTTCACCAGGCCAAAGTGCAGACAAGACAGGTACCTTACGAGCTACGCCTGTAAGCACGGGTTTACCGTACTTAACTGCAGCCTTACCTGCTTTAGTTTTACCCAGCTTTTCCATTAATGCGTCAAAAATACTATACTCTACACCTGAAGTTATTGCATTACTGGCTATACCACCTTTATCTAGCTCACCACCTTTATTCGCATCAGTAGCCGTACTCCTGACACCCTCACCAGTTAAAGCACCCAAGCCAGTCTTGACCATCCTATAAGGCTTACCTAAAAGATGACCACCAACAGCACCAACAGCAGGGAAAGCCTCTTCTGCAATGAAGTTCTTTAAATCATCCATATGCATTTCATTACCAAACACTTCACTACCTAATTCTGTAGACGTTATATTCCCACTATCCCTTTGAGTCAAGGATATTTTATCTAGAAACTCCCTGTCACCTTCTTTGAAATTACCGAAAGTGTTAGCTTTAA